GTCAATCCGTTATCAGCTACACCAATAATTTCAATGTTTTCTTTCATGCGAACATCAGATGCCATTAAAGCCGCACCGCCAAGACTAAATAAGCCTTGTGTCATTTGATTACTAGCGGCATTTTGAGCGTTAGATGCGGCTAAATTGGCGTTGTAACCCATTTGTGTTGCACCTAAAATATCAGCACCAGCAGTATTCGCTTGCATAGCAGGGTTTACAAAATTAGGGCTTTGAACTTGAGCACCTGAACGCACCGCATTAAGCGTATTGATAGGTTCATTACGTTGATAAGCCAATTCGTTAAATCCTTGTTGACGGGCTTGTTGACCAACACCAAAACCTTGTGTAGTTGCGGCCGCCAACAGGTCATTTTCTTTTTGACCTTGTGTCATCATTGCTCGGTTATAGGCTTCAGAACCTACGGGAATACCCGAATTAGCCAATTGGGTTGCTAGTGCTTCACGACCTTGCTCAATTTGCGGTTTAAGGCGTTGCATATAAGCATCTTGGTATGATTGGCTAGGATTAAAGCCTGTAGAAACCAATTTGCTAGTATCAAAAGGCTGATTAATCATGTTTTCTACATAACCAAGACCTTTTTGACCTAGTTGACCAGTACCAATACTTAATTGATTTTGAATATCTAATAGCTTTTGTTGTTCAGGAGCAAGGGTTTGTGTAGCACTCCACATAGGATTGCCATAGGGGTCTTGACCTGATTGTTGATATTCAAGCGAACCATAAGGCGTGTATTGGTTTACACGATTGGCGGCAATATTAGCCCGTGCCGCTTCTAAGTTGCCTTGTGCTGTTTCCCTTGCCGCACCTGAATAATCAGGTGGTGGTGGAGCACTACCCCCGCCTTTTCCCATATCTTTCTCCTAAAAATCTACACTTATCTTTTGTCATCGTCAACAAAACCATATCCCCATCAGGGTACGCATCTTTAATTCTTGCTTCTTCTACAAAACCTAATTTGTGGTTAAAACGGATTGCATCTTCATTACTAGAGGATGTTGGCCCAATAAGTTTATTTACCCCTAATTGTACAAAAGGATAGTCAAAAATGACAGCTAAAAACTGTTTTGACATTTTTCCGTCTATAGCAATATGGGTCATTATTGAAGTTTTTGTGTACATTTCATACCAAACCCCAGCAACAATATTCCCTTCTTTATCCAACAATCCTATACAACTTGAATTTTCAGGTGTAAAAACACCATTTACCCTTCTAGCTACCCATTGACCAATAAAATCTTTGTCAAAACATAGCATTTATAAAACGCCACCAGTTTCCATTACATAATCGGTTGATGCCCAATGCAGTTCAATACCTTGCGATGCCACATTAATATTAATTGATCCAGCAAATCCTGTTCCCGTGACACCCTGCCAAAACTTAGTTGTAGTCAAAGTACCGCCCCAATTAACATCATCCCACAAGGATGTGTCCCAAACACCCACATCTAACGTGGCTGGATTGAAGGCAACTTGATTGACTAATGGCTGGGTATCAAAATCGGTGCTAATACCGCATAAAACGGTCGGTAAGCCGTTATCAGTCTGTAGGATAGGGCGTACTAGCGTAAAGCGTTTAAGCTGTCCACGGCTGTCAAAATAGCTGTAGGCTTGCTGTGCAGTTGCAGTAATGTTAGACCCGTTATCGGATGGCTGACTATAAAACTGACCAACATAGCCATTAGCCCCAAAGTAAATCTTGTTACTTCCTGAAACTTCCCAGCAAAGGGCATTTACCCCAGTAAATCTAGCCCATGATTTAGTAATCGTGTGCATAACATATTGTTCAAATCCTGTGCCAGTAGGAATGTTCAAAATAAGCATATTTTCACTAGCAAAGTAGTTAATTTGCCAGCCAAATTCAGCATAAAAAGTAGTTGCCGCTTGACTTACAGCGTAATAAATCTTGTCTGTCAGGTTAATACGAGGGTCTAATCGGGATGATTGCAAGGCGGCAGACATTGGTACAAGACCGTCTTGGGTTAGCAATAGCAAGTCACCAGCAAATTTAAAAAAACAGCGTCTAGCAAAGGTTTGACCCATCTGCCATACACCGACTTCACTCCAAGCATTAGAATCGCTAGGGTTTGTACCCTTGTAAACCATGACTTCACCCATACTGGTTACAAAAGCGGATAGGTCATCTACGCCATAACCAGCGTCTAAAGTCCATGTTCCCATTGCTTGCAGGTAACCGCCTGAACGGGCAATAGCACCTAAATTAAAGTCTAGTGCCGTACCACCGATAGATTGCACAGGCAAATACCAAAATGTCATGCTGTCTTTTTGCACAAAAAACAGTCTGTTTTGGCACATATTAATGTTTACTAGGGTATTGCTATTTACCCCTGCTATACCAATAACGGTATAAATACCCACCACAGTAGCGTTTGCCGCTGGTGCGGTTGCCATTGTGTAAGTAAAAGTAGTTGTTCCAGTAACGGTAATGTAATAAGTGCCGTTGTAATTAGATTCTGTAGCACCGCTAATGCTGACCCGATTTCCTGTAGCAAGACCGTGAGCCGTAGCTGTTGTAACGGTAGCCGTTAGGTTTCCTGCTCCACCTCTAGTAATGGTGCTAATTGACACGGCTGTGGCTGTAGTAGCCATTTTGTACCAGCGTGTGCCGTCATACAAAATAGCGGCATCTACCCCGTTTACGGCAATTAAAAACTGTCCGCCAGCGGTAGTAATCATGCAATGTTGAAATTTACTGTTTCCTAAACCTGTAAAAACAGATGAAGCTACAGAAGTTGATGCGTTATAAATTACCCCGTTAGCAATGGCAAAAAGCGTGTTTGTGCCATCTTTATTAGCGTAATTCATCAATGTCTGAACTTCGCCAGTAATCCCTGTAGATGCCTTAGAATAGCCTTTTCTAAGGGTTACATCGGTAGGAGTAGGAAAAAAATTGACCAACTGCACCGCATCTAACGGTTGCATTTCAGCCAAAGAATCCCTAGCGTTCCAGCCCCCAATTGGGGAAGCTAAAGAAGTAGTCTTAGCGGTAAAGCGTTTAGCAACCGCCATAATTAGCTACCGTAGCCAGTATCAGGGATGTTTGCCCAGCCAATCAATACAGCACTTGGAGCAGGGGCAAAAGATAAAGTAGCTGATCCTTTGTCATTAGCCTTAGCCACATTCAAATAGCGGTTATAGTCTTGTTGCAACGCAGTAGTATCAAATGATTTGATTTGGAAGTATTTAAGTTTAGTCAACAACACCATTACGGTGTTATCTAATACAGTTGTATCGGTATCGGCTGTAAAGCTGTTCTTAACAACATTAGCGGCACTTCTAGCCCAACCTCTAGAACGGTATTCAAACCCTAGATATTCTTGGGTATTGTAGGGTGGCCATATCTGAAATGTATTGCCTAAGATTCTCCAACGAACCCGTGGGCCTGTTGAAATATAACCCGATTTAAGCCATTGCCATTGCTGTGCGTCTACAGGGCCAAGCATCTGCCAATGCTTAGTCTTATCCCAATGGGTATTGTCTGTAATGGTTTCGTAATCAGGCGGCAAGTCGTAAATAGTCTTACTGAAAGTTACAGAACCGCCTGTAGATGTTGCTGAAGCTAACTGACTAGTATTCAGACTAGTTGAAGTTAAAACCTCATCAACATAAGTATCTTGGGGAATTGATGTTCCCACGATTGAATAAGTGTTGTCCAGCCCTGTAGTACTAGGAATGTTAGTAAGTAAATAAGAACCATTCGTAGTATTACAGGTCGTGGTTATTGCAGTTGTATAGAAACGATACTCAAGTTCTAATGCTTGCCAATCATGCTCCTTAACCAAATCATATCCAGCACGGTTCATCAGGGCAAGAATCTGTTGCACATCTTGACTGGTGTTTCCTGCTACATAAGTTGGAACGGCTAAGTTTAGTTCAGCGGTGACTTGCTGTACTAATTCGAGCATGGTATATGACATTTTTAGGCTTCCTCTGTGGCTTCCGTTTTACGCTTACGGGGTTTCTTTTCACCAACAGCGGCAAGTATAGCGGTCATCTGATCTTGCATCTGAGCCAGCTTCGCATCTGTTTCAGCCTTTATTTTAGCAGTTTCTTCATCTTTTTTGGCAAGTTCTTCTTTTAAATTGTTAATTTCTTGCTCTCTCTTGTCAGTTTCTGCTGAAGCTGTAGCTAGATTTAAAAATGCCTTTGCCTTATCACGGAACGCATAGGGTGACATTCCTGCCGCCATACCAATACGCTGTAATTGCTGATCTGATGCGTTTGCTACCGCTTCTACCGTGTAAAACTTCATAGCACGGAGTTCTTCTGCCTGTGATTTAGATACTAAAGGCCATTCTGTCAATGGAGTTCCCTCGTATCCTTGATCGTCAGCACCAAGTTTGTTTTGATATGCCGCCCAATGTAGGGGAAAACGCTGTTTATGGTTTTCTAAGGCAAATGTATCAATTTCGGTCAAAGTATCGCCAGCAACGCAAATATGTACAAAATCAAATTCTTTGTATATTGGTCTGCCAGCTTCTGCGGAAGCATCATCCTGTTTTACTGGTCGCTTGTAGAAACGAACTTGTAATCGGGAATCTGCATTTTGCTCATCTGATGGTAAAGGCATTTTTAAATCTCCTAAGTAGTTAGGTAAAAGTTAAAAGAAAAAGGGGCTATCCTTTTGAGATAACCCCTCGTTTTTACTACATTTTAGCGTTTTAAGCTAATCAAACAGAAGCCTTGCTAAACCAGCCATAA